TAGCAGACGACAAGATTAACGGCTATAGCGTGGTTAGGGTTAATCGTGATCCAGCATTAGCGACCTATGAGATTCAATTAAGGCAGGTGTGATATGGCTAATTGGGATAGAGCGCCATTTCTGTTCGCTGACGATATTATGGAAGATGCTCATAAGTTGCAGCGAGGCATGGCTATAACCTTATTAAACAATATTCAATTGTTAAGTCCTGTAGATACTGGGAGATTTAGAAGCAATACAATTGTTAGTTTCGGTTCGCCTGATTATCGCTATACAGAAAACACAGGTGGCATGAGTGAGGCATTTAGTGCTATCAATAGCTTAACCCCTAACGCACTGCCAGTAATACACGTCCAGAACAACCTGCCGTATGGAATTTACCTTGAGTTAGGGTCATCGAGCCAAGCGCCACAGGGAGTTTTTGGCTTGTCATTTGATGCTATGGTCGCAGCCTACACTTAACGAGGTGCTCAGATGAAATGGTTATTGATTGCAATGGTTGTCATAGCTGACAAGATTTATGATAGATACTTTGATGAGGCTGACGATGAATAGTGAATTAATAACGAGGTCTATATATCAGCACCTAATCACATGGGAGCATTACGATAAGACTAAAGTAGCTATTGATAACATAAACTTCAAAACACCAAAAGACGGTAGCTTGTGGTACTGGGTGACGGTGCAGCATGGTATTAACCTGATGGTAGGTATGGCAGACAAACCTTGCACCCGTGAGCTAGGCGCTGTGGTTATTCAGATATTCAGCCCTGCCAATAAAAGCACTCTTGATGCAATACAGAAAGCTGATAGCTTAGGTTCGCACTTTCAGTATTACCGAACTGGCAAACTTGAATTTCTAACAGCATCAATTATCAATGTGCCAGAGCGTGAGAACGGCTATCAGCTTAATGTGCGAATACCGTATCGGTTTAATTAGCAGCTTGTTTATGACGATGGTTGGTGATGTTTAATACTGTCCTCACAGACCGCAAAAACAGTATCAACCATGCCGTCGTCAAGCTGTCTATAATCAGACAAAGCTAGCATGATGGAGTAACCGACCCAAGGAGCGCCCTGATTAACTTCTAAATCTTTGAATAGGTCGCTGGCTAACTCAGCTGCAAGCTCAGGATGTTTTTTAATGATAAATTTATTGACAAGATGCAACGCATATTCTTGATTGGATAACTTATTTTCGGTAGTCATACTATACTCCAGTTTTATATTTAAACTATTTAACATCAAGGGCTTTAAGGCGAATGATTATCTCATCTAGCTTGTCATGAGTGTTGTCATCGTCAGATAGTGATTTTTCTATTCTGTGGACAAGCTCAGAAGTTGCAGAACGGTTGTTTTCTTCCGCTGCTTGCTCGATACGTTCTTTTAATCCTACTGGAAACCTAAAGCTAACAGGTACGGTTCTAGACATGGTGAATCCTTGTTGATTAGTGTTATTCTATATTATACAAATGTATTGCTTTAATCAATACTTTAATGTAATATAGTTATGTGCTTGAGGAAAGACAGGCACAAAAAAGCCCATATATACCGTCTAAAGTTTTATATGGGCTGCTAACACAACATTTCACAGAGGGGCTAGCGATGTCTAGTTTAACAGCTATAGAACCAAAAATCACTATTCTTGACCAAGATGTAAATATGGTCGATGGACTTTACTCGCTTAACGATATGCACAGAATAGGCGGAGGTGAGAAAAGACACCAACCTTACAACTTTATCCGCAACAAAGAAGTTGGCGAATTAATAGATGAATTGCACAGCGAGATTAACCACTCCTCAAATGTGAGGAGTGAGAAAATAATTAGAAAGGTAAACGGTGGTGAGCACAAGGGCACTTATGCTTGCAAAGAGATTATCTACCGCTACGCAATGTGGGTTGATCCAAAGTTCGCACTAATAGTCATTCGTGTTTTTGAGGCAGTGGCGAAAAGTTTGCCAGATAATCAAGGTTATCAACTTGGCGACCTGCAATCTATGCGTGATGAAAACAGGGCGCGTTACGCAGTTGGCTTTACTGTTGCAGGTCAAGGCGGCAAGGTGCTTAATAGTTGGAAACATGAAAAGAGCGCACTCGATAGCGAATTACAAGTTATTGATAATCTAATGCAGCCATTAATGACCGGCTTTAATGATGCTAAACTAATTAAATAAACATTACGGCTCAAGTGAGTGTAATGTAATTGGTTGCACTCATTGGCTAGGAGATTGGAATAATGAAAGATAATAAAGATATAATTATTGATGGGTTGATGGCGCGTATTCGAGAGCTAGAAGTTGATGTAACAGATAGGAATTATTCGCTAGAGGTCGTGGGAAGGTTTATAAAAGAAACTACCTTTAATAAATTATCTGAGGAACAATCAAAAGAGCTTAATAAAAATCTAGACGATTATATTGAAGATATGCCTTGCTCTGGGGCTTTTGATTTTGTCGAAACCGACCCTGATGTATTCATTGAGATAATGAATTATATGCTAAATAGATAGCCAAAACCCTCACGCCTAACCAAACACTTAATAAACGGCTCACCTAATCGGTGGGCTTTTTTTATGCCTAAATTAAACCTATGCCCTCGCTAATGAGGGCTTTTTTATGGAGATATGCCTGATGTCATCCGGTGCAAAAGTAGTAAGTGCGTATGTCGCACAAACAGA